ATGTGCTTTATTACTTAGCTACAGGGAGTGAAATAGATAATAGAGGACCACAGTCAGTAGAAGAATTAGTAGATGAAATATTAAAAGCGAACCTATAATTATACCATAATTTTGTAGAGTTGTAAAGAGATAGGTCCTATTTAAGTGATTTAATAAGAGGGGTATAAGATATAGGCAGAAATTGAAGAAGAGGAGAGATCTGGGGAGAAGAGTAAGGGAAAGAGAGAATGTGGAGAGATTTGGTGGCCAACACTTTGCCCCCTTTTGTCAACACTTTTCCCAAATTTTTGCTCATTTTGACTTGATTTTTGCCAGCTTTTGGGTTTATTATTATATTGTAAATGAAAAACAAAGACATTTACATCACAATATAACGCTTTGCTACATCTTTTAAAGTCTTTTTGCAAAAAATTGCTTTAAATAGTTGCATTTTAGTGCCAAAGTATTATATAATATATATAGAAATAAAGAAAAAGTATTATTTCTAAAGCATTAGACATCGCGGGGTAGAGCAGCTCGGTAGCTCGTTGGGTTCATAACCCAAAGGTCGCAAGTTCAAATCTTGCCCCCGCAACCAATTAAGGTTGCTAATGATAGCTACTAAAAAATTGCAAAAAAATTAAAAAAAGACTTGCAATAAGGTAGCAACTCATATTATAATATATGTGTAATAAAGAAAAAGAATAAATAAAAAAGACTTCCCTTTCTTCCCCTTAGTATTCGCAACATGCTCTGGTTTAGTTGGAAGCACAAAATATTTATTTAGAAAGGGTATCCAATTGGCTGCTATAAGGTTGGATATTAGGGTGAATATTATGGCTAAAGAAAGATTTATTGTATCAGGAAAAGAATTAACTGCAAATGAAAAAGCAGTATATGAATTCGTAAGGGACAATGGAGTAGTTGACTACAAGATGGTTGCTGAAAAATTAAATATCAGTCCAAAAAGTGCATCAAGCACATTAGCAAGACTTCAAGCAACTCATAGTCTATTAAAGAAAAATGCTCCAGTTGCAGTAACAACTTACGAAGTTGAAGCAGACGAAGATTCAGCTGACGCTGAGTAGTCGATCTAAATAGCTCGTTAGGGTGCTGCGAGGGTAAATAAAGAACAGCTGGGCAACTTAGCATAAAGGTTGTAATAAGACATAGCGACTACTATGTCTTTTTTATTTTAAATAATTTTAGACTTGACAAACGCTACCATCTTATGATAAATAAATTTAATAAACTTTGCTCATAAATTCGCAAAAAATTGCTCAAAAAATACTTGACGACATGCCCGAATTTGTAGTAAAATAATTATAATGGGGGAGTATTATTATAAAAAAAACAAAAAACTTTTCTAAGTAATATGTTACTTGAAAATTGTAGCTCCCCAAGTTATTTCCCAGGAAATATTATCCAGCTCCCATAGCCGCCTATACCAAAGGTATGGGGTCCAGCTCCCTTTTGGGGGCTATATTAGGGGTTATGTCTTTTCCAGCTCCCTAAATTTTGCTGGTACCGAAAGTTTTCCAGCTCCATTTTGCTGGCAAAATTAGGTGATTACCAATAGTAATTGGTCATCTACCAAAAAAAGGGCAGACTCCCCCCTTTTCTCAGTAAGCCCCACGTCTTTACTCTACTCAGACAGTGTCTGGTGCGTGCCTTAATGCCAATCTTAAATTTTTCTTTTTCCTCCTTTCTTTATTTTATATATTTATTATAAATCGTTCAGCTCCCAGAAGTCAACTATTTTTTTAAATTTTTTCCAGCTCCCAATTGCCAGCTCCCATAGAGCCCAAGTACCAGCTCCCATCCAGCTCCAATTAGGTGGCACCGGAAGGTGGTCGCACCACCTTGATCTATCATTAGATCACCTAAATGTCAAGTAGAAACTTTTTGAAAAAATTTTTAAAAAAGACTTGAAATCTGGTCTATAATCTGTTATAATATATACAGAAAATAAAAAAGAAAGGAATGATGGAAAAATGAGAGAAAAGATTGTTAAAAGACTACATCAATTACAAATGATGATATTAACTGCTAATGATAAGGAATTAGACAAAATTGCTATTGAATTAGTGGAAATTGAAAAGAAACTTATCTCACTAGAAATTAGCAAAAAAAATTAAAAAACTCTTGACTTTTGAAGCAAAGAGTAGTATAATTAATATATAAGATGAAGAAAGAAAAGAACAAAAATTTTAATAAAAAAATTAAAAAAGTTCTTGACTTTCTCCCCCATCTTATGATATAATAAATATATAAAGAAAGGGAGAGAACAAAGTTCTCTAAGGTGAAAAATTATGGCTAAAGCAAAAGAAACATTCAAAGTAAGAGGAGTAGAACTAACTGCTCACGAAAAAACTGTATATGATAAGGTAAAGGAACTTGGAACTGTTGACTACAACACTATTGCAACTGCAACTGGTATTGGTGCAAAAAGTGCTATTGCAACACTTGCAAGACTTGAAAAAACTCACGGTTTACTAAAGAAAAATGAACCTGTAAGAGTTACAACTTATGAAGTAGCAACTGATGTAAATGAAGATGTCGAATAGACATCTTTTTTTGTCAACTTTACACACGAACATATGTTCGCTTTACACTAAAAAATTTCTAAAAAATTTTTGCAAAAATACTTGACTTTTCCCAGCTCCCTGTGGTATAATAAAAGGTTGGGGGGTAGGGGGGACTGGCGTCCCCTATATTTTTTTTGATCTGAACTCTCTCTTCTATTATATCATATCCCGAAGCAAAAGTCAATAAAAATCGTGAAATTTTTTTTAAAAAATTTTTCAAAAAATACTTGACTTTCGGGGGCAAAGTGTGATATAATAAAAGGGGGAGAAGTATTTTTTTTTTTTTTTTTTTTTTTTTTTTTTTTTTGAAGGAGCGCAGGCTACGCCTGCAGCTCCCAGCTCCAGCTCCGATACGCCCGGGGGCGTTGCCGGGCCGGCACGGCCGGCACCCTACCCCCACCTGATTTGATCCCGACCTGAACCGAACAAATGTTTGGGTATTGACTTTACTTGATTTTTTGTTATAATTACGTTAGGGGTGGAAAAGATGCTCTTATATATAAAATGTTTTTTGATACGCCTGGGTGCGTTGTTTTTCATTATTATATATATAAGCAAGTAAAAACTTTTTTAAAAAAATTGTAAAAAATGCTTGACTTTATTTTTTAGATTTGATATACTTATATTGTCAATGAAAGACAAGGCAAAAAAATTATTTCAAAAAAGTTTTAAAAAGTGCTTGACTTTTAAAAAATGATTTGATATAATTAAATTGTCAAAGAAAGGAAAGTGATTAAAAATGACACCAGCAAAAAGAAAAGAAACTCGTAAAAAATACGAAGAAATGCAAAAAGCAAGAAAAAATGAAAGACTTGGACTTGCTAAAAAAACTACTAAAAAATCTAAAAAAAGATAAAAAAGTAGTTGACAACTAAAAAGCAATATGCTATAATTAAGTTGTCATTAGGAAATAAAAAAGTTATTTCTTAATGAGTGCTTAATTAAAGCACTAAAGTAGTTATAAAGTGGCAACCCCACTAAAGAAAGGAAAGTGATATATTATGGCTACAAAAAAAGAAACTTTTATGGTAAGAGGTGTTGAAATGACACAACACGAAAAACAAGTATTTGAAAAGGTTGTAGAAATGGCAAGACCAGTAAACTACAAAGAAATTGCTAGTGCTTGTGGTATTAGTGAAAAGAGTGCTTGTGCTACACTTGCAAGACTACAAGCAACAAAGGGAGTTTTAAAGAAAAACGAACCTATTAAAGTTACGACTTATGAAATTGTAGAGAGTGAGTAATCACTCTTTTTTTTGTGGTAAAAAATACGAACAAATGTTTGATAAAAAAAATTAAAAAAATTATCAAAAAATGCTTGACTTATACTTGAAATTATATTATAATTATGTTAGAGGTGGAGGAGTGGCACTTATAAAAAAAAGCCCCCCTAAAACTTTTTTAAAAAATTAGTAAAAAGTTATTGACTTTTATTTTATTATTTGATATACTTTAGATAGTTAAGAAAGGAAAGTGAAAAAATGAAATTAACTTTTAAAGAAATATCATTGATTAAAAGTGTATTATTATTTGTAAATAAAGAATATACAAATGTCAGTGGAATTGATATTGATATTTTAATAAAAAAACTAGATAATTTACAACTTGAAAAAAAATAAAAAAAGTTTAAAAAAACTATTGACTTAATAAAAGTTATTTGATATAATTAAGATGTCATTAAATGAAAGGGACATAATCCCTATATGAAAGGAAAGTGAAAAGAAATGACAAAAAAAATTGATAAAAGAAAAAAATATGTTTTAGTTTTAGATACTGAAACAACAAACAACATTTTTACACAAAAGGAAAATGATGGTTTGGTTTATGATTTAGGGTTTGGGGTATATGATAAACAAGGCAACGAATACGAAAGTTATTCACTTGTTATCACTGATATTTTTGACAATGAAAAAGCACTAATGGAAACGGCTTATTATAAAGAAAAGTTGCCACAATATTATGAAGAACTAGAAAATGGAACTAGACAAAGAAAAAGTATTTTTCAAGCAAAAAAACTTGTTAGGGAAGTTATGGAAAAATACAATATTAAAGAAGTATATGCTTACAATATGTCATTTGATTATACAACACTCAATAACACTTTAAGATATGTTAGTAAATCAAAAATTAGATATTTTTTCCCATTTGGAACAAAAGTTTGTTGTATTTGGAATATGGCTTGTCAAGTGTTAGCAACACAAAAAACATTTTTAAAAGAAAATGTTATCAATGAAAAAGGTAATTATATTACCAATGCCGAAAGACTTTATCACTACATTACAAAAGACCTAGACTTTAAAGAAAAGCACACTGGACTTGAAGATGTAAGAATTGAAAGTCAAATAATGGCTAGATGTTTCAAACAACATAAGAAAATGTCAAAAAATATCTATCGTGCTTGTTGGAATATTCCAAACAAAGCAAAACAAGAACTTTTACAAGTTGTGTAAAAGTTTTTTTATTTTTTGTTAAAAAATGCTTGACTTATTGTGTCAATATGATATAATTATAATGGGGGTGGACGACGACTCTAAAACAAATGTTCGTATTTAAAACTTTTTTAAAAACTTTTCAAAAAATGCTTGACATTATATTTAGATATGATATAATGGTATTGTCAAGTGATAAGACACTCACTTGATATATGAAAGGAAAGTGATTAAAAGTGTCAAATGGTTTATACCTATATTCATTTTTTGATAAGATAACTAAAATTATAACCCTATATGTTGGGGAAAGCAAAAGAAATTTAGATGTAAGGGCAAAAGAACACGAAATTTTAAAAAGTGCTATTGCTAGACGATTATACAAAAGAAACGAAGATATTTCTTATAATAGAAATGTAATCTTTACTTATGAAAAGACTTTAAAAGATATACAAGCACAAAGAACTAGAAGAACAACAAAAGAAACAATGACAATGGCTTATTTGATTAAAAAAGGTTATACACTAGAAAATACACAACAAATGAAACAAGCAAGAGAAATTGCTAAAAATAATAGTTTATCTTATATTAAAAATGTATTAGGGGAAAAAATTGTAAATAATATTGAAACAATACTAAACGAACTAGAAAAATAAAAAGTTGACAAAAAGGTGTTGACTTTTTTTGTTAAAGTGTTATAATTATAATGGGGGTGGATGATGATGATAGAACAAATGTTCGGTTTTTGCCACTTTCAAAAAAACTTTAAGAAAATATTAAAAAAGTATTGACATTAAAACTCATTATGGTATAATGGTATTAGTTAAGGGAAAAACCTTACTGAAAATAGTTATAAAAAAATATTTTAAAAAAATGTTAAAAAATTGTTGACATTAAAAAAGATATTTGATATAATTAAGACAGTTAAGGAAAGCCAAACCTTAACATAGGAAAGGAAAGTGATAAAATATGGCTGTTAAAAAAGAAATGAAAAATTGGAACGGAGTTGAACTTACTGAAACATTATATGATGTTATGGAAAGTGTCAACGAACTAAAAGGAAAGGTTAGTGCTGATCAAATAGTTGACCACCTAGCAAGTAAAGGAAAGACCTACACAAAGAAAAGTGTTGTTGCTAGTCTTGCTAGATTAGATACTCATTGTGGGTTGTTAAGAAAACACGAACCTATAAAAGTTACGACTTACGAAATATTAGAAAATACTACTGAATAGTAGTATTTTTTTTATACTTAAAAACTTTTTTTTAAAAATTGTTAAAAAAGTATTGACTTATACCTATAAAGTGGTATAATTAGTATGTAAACAAGAAAGGAAAGTGATAAAATGTTTACAATAAAAGATATGATAGTAGGGGAAATAATTGAGTGTCCTACAAAAGACCTAGCAAGTCAAATATTAAAAGAAAGATTTAATGACTATGTTGATAATGATTATTTTGTAGAAGTCAAATATCTATCAACAAAAGTTATTGAATTAAAAGTAATTGACAAGTTTATCCCTATTGATTAGGGAACTTGTCAAAAACTTAAAAAAAGTTTTAAAAAAGTGTTGACTTTAAAAAATATCTATGGTATATTAGTATTGTCATTAGGAAAGGAAAGTGATATAAAATGACAAAGTTAAGATTAAAAAGGGAAATTAAAGAAAAGTTAGTAAATGTTGCCTTTTATGGTATTTGCTTACTTGGAATTGTTGGTTGTATTTGGTTATTAAACCTACAAGACCAACACGAAAGAGAAAGAGCCATCAAGAGATGTGGTGGAGAAAACAACATTATTGAAAGATACACTAATCAAGGCGACTTATATTTCACTTGTAAAGTAGAAAAATAAAACTACTTTACAAGTAATCTATTCAAAGAAAATGAAAGGAAAGTGATATAATATGAATAGAACACAAGAAAATATTTTAAAATATGCTAACATTATGAAAGACACAAAGGAAATCGCAAACTTAACAAAGTCAAGTGAAATGGTAGTGCAAAGCACTATCTTAAATGGTGCTAGAAAAAACCTTTTTTCAAAGGAAAGAGCAAAGCAACTATTAAAAGATACTAAAATGGTAAAATGGATTGACCTACCTATTAAGAGTGGATTAAAAGGCACTATACCAAACAAAAATGAAAGGGTTAAGACTATCAAAGCATAGTCTTAACCTAGAAAATATGAAAGGAAATAAAAAAGATATGATAAACGAACTAAAAGACCTAAAAGGCAAAAAATGGGTGCTAGATATGGACGACACCATAGCACATTTTAACAAAGAAGAAAAAGCACTCGAAAGATTTTCCAGTGAAAAAAGTTTCTTCTCAAATTTAAAGCCTACTAAACTATTACTATATATTCAAATAGCAATAACTACAAAAGTAATTGATTTAAACAATATCTATATTGTTAGTGCTTCACCAAACGAACAAGCCGACAAAGACAAACAAGAGTGGTTAAACAAATACTTAAAAGCACTACCAAAAGAAAATATAACATTTACACGATTAGGACAAAACAAAGCCGACCATTTTATGAAAAAATACGACCTAGACAATAAAGACCTATCAAATTATATTCTAATTGATGACTACACAAAAAATCTAGTAGAGTGGCAAAAATTAGGTGGCAAAGTGCTAAAATATATCAATGAATATAACAACACCAAACAAACATACAAACAATACAACATTAAAGCATTACAACTTGACTAAACACTAACTAACTAATACATAACTAATAAATAAATAAAAAGACTTAACTATACACAAACACAAAGCAAAGTGTTAAAAGTGTATAGAAAAGTCTTTTTTAATTAGTCAATACTTATATTATACTTAAATAGCCACTAAAAGCCCCGTTATAGACACAAAAACATTAAAACAATATAAATATATAAGAAAATAATAAAAGTGTCTTAAAACGCCTAAAAATGACCTTATAGAGTGTATGAGAGTAGAAAGCCATATAATAGGTATGTGAATAAATAACAAATAAAAATAATAAAATAAAAAATATATAAAATTTTTCATATCGTTTTGCTTTCAGTTAGCACAAAGCAACACAAAGTGCTAATACAAACAAGTGTTCGATTTAACACACCCACCCTATGAGTGCTAACACACAAACAAATGTTCGGGTAGTGGGAGGGTGGGTTTAGTAGTTTTGGGGCGAATAGCGAACAAATATACGTGTGCGTCCTACACGCATTTACTAAATTAGTTTCTAGTATTAGTTTTACTAAATTAGTTTTCAGTATTGACTGTTTTAATATCACACATTCACTAAATTAACTTTCGTAACTTATGTAATTCTTGCGTTAAAGTGCAAATTTAAAGTGCAATTTTTGCACTTTAGACTTTTTATTTTGTTTTATCCCTATGAGAATTAGAGTTGTCTTTATCATCTTTATCATCGTCTTCAACAACTAAACAAATAAGCCACAGTGCCAATATTCCGAATATCAAATAGGGTAGTAAATACACCACTATCGCACCCAGGCACAATATGACAAACCATCCCAATAACTCTTGACTATCTTTTTTATTTATTTTTCTCAATATGGACACCCCCACTTTCGAATAATTCAAATATTTGCTTTTTTACCAATTTATCAATCATTGTTTCTTCTGGCAATTTTGATGCTAAACTTTTTAATTCGTTAAGTTTTTTCTCTGTTGTCGCTGCACCGCATAAATGAATTTGTTCGTTATTATCATTTGATAAATATAATTCACCATCTTTTAGTTCTATCTTAAGATTGTTCGTTTTAATTGTATGTTCTTCGCCGTTTATATTTTTTATATTGGTTACAAAACATGATGTAGTTGCATATGAAAGACAATCACTTATGTCTGAATACATAATAGTATTTCTATCAACATTAAAAGTATATGTATGAGTATGTACGCCTGCTTGTTCTGCTTCTGGAGACCATTCGTTAAACATTAGTTTTCATCTCCTTCCAAAAGAATTTTCTTTATTTGGTTTTTTATTACTGCCTCTGCCATAGATTTAACTGGACTATTTACATAATTCCATAATTTTCTCATAGCATCATTACCATATATTTTTAACATATCTTCTGTAGTGGCAATTGTTTCATATGAATTTGTGAACATTTTTTTATATCTTATGCCATCTGTATCTATAATTAATTCGCCATCATATCTAATTGTCTTATCGTTTAAGTTGTTTGTAAACATGATATTACTCTCCATTTCTAAATTTCTAAATCTTCCAGTTGCATACCCACTTACATATCCTGGATCATTTCCTGGAACTCCTCTTTCACCGGTTGGATCAAAATGTCCTCTAATAAAAGTATTATTAAAAATTCTTACGGTATTGATTGTTGCTAATGGAGGTTTAGGAATACAAAATTTTCCTCTTGGAGTATCTATAATCTCCATATTTACGAATGGAAATTCTCTAATACAATTACCATTATCATCATAGATACGAACAACCGGTCTCATTTCTTCATATCTTTCATAAATAGAAAAATGTCTTCCGCAAATAATGGCATGATTTAAAATATTTATATTTAAACAATCCTCTTCATTGCAACATGGTATAATCTTCCATCCCAAATCTACATTTACAATAACAAATTTATATTTATTTATTGCGATACCTTGTATAGAGAGTGTTATATCCATTCCATTTCTATCATAGAACATTTTTTCCCAAGTTTCATAAGGATTTGCATTTAAAATATTTTCTGCAAATTCTATTTGGTGTTCAGTGATAAATAAATTATTATGCATTTTTATTTCCCGCCCTTATGGTAGGGACTTTTTCTAATCCCCACATGTGCTTCATAAAATCTATAATTAGATAATTTATATCCATATATGTTGCATTTGGATTTTCTTCTTTATATTGTTTCCATAATTTTGACATCCCAATACTAAAAACAAGTATATCTAATAATGTTTCTTCATCTTCACTATAACGATACTCTTTTTGGTTAAAAGAGCCGTTTTTTTCTGCTAAGTCAAAGACCTCATTTATAGATAATTCATACACTCCTTCTGGAACATCTATTTTGCCTATTAAATCTTTAATTATAGCATCTAATTCATTTTTCATAGTTTCTCTAACTTGCATAATCATTTCTCCCTCTTTAAAGCAAGAAAACCCGCAATTAACTTGCAGGTTTATCTTGATTGGCATTTTTTGAGTCAAATTCGGCTTTGAACTCAGGATCTAACAAGCAAAGTAAATTTGCATATGAGTTAGCATACCCACTCTCAAAACCTTTTTGGAAATTATCAAAAGCAGAAACATTTGCATCTTCTTTTGTGAATAGATCTTCATTACTGATATTATCACGAAGATAATTAGCTAAGTCACGAAGATTTTCTATTTTTTCCATTTTTGCCTCCTGGTCTACCGACCAAACAAAAATTCTATCTATATTCCTAAACAGGAGTATTAAACCTGTAAAGAACAATTTATTGCTCATGTCTGGCTAATGACAACGAGCGTAAGAAAGGGGTGAATGTCCACAAAAGGACAGATGGTATACCATCATAGCCATAATTTTGTTTATTTGTATATGGCACGGACGAGACAAGCCGTCAAGTTAATTTATTTTATTAACAATTTTTCTTTTTTTATTTTACATTTATATTATAATACCATTTACTATAAAAAGTCAAGTCATTTTTATAATTTTTTTGTTTTTTTAATATTTTTCCTTTTTTCTATAATAATTATATTATATAAATGTAGTTTCTGTGAATAAAATTTTAAATTTTTAATAAATTTTTTATCTTATCACTTAAAACCAGCTTATTATATGTAATTCCACATTCGTCTAATATTTTTCTTGATGCAATACTACTCTCAGTATTATGATACTTATCAGATAAATATATAATATGTTTAATTCCTGATTGCACTATTTCTTTTGCACACTCATTACAAGGAAATTCTGTTACATATATAGTTGCATCATATAAATCATCTTTATATCCATTATGACCTAGTATTGCATTTCTTTCTGCATGAACCACATAAGCATATTTCGTATTCAAAAAATTTCCTTCTCGTTCCCATGGAAAGTGTTCTTCATTAAACCCGTTAGGAATACTATTATAGCCCACTGATATAATTCTATTATCATTGGAAACTATACACGCTCCAACTTTTGTATTTGGATCTTTACTATCCATAGAAACTAATAGAGCTAATAACATAAAATAATCATACATTATCATTTTCATCACCTAAGACGAATAAATTATATTATATTTTTTCTCTTTTGTAAATATTATATTTTATTATTCTTCATTCTGTTAAGACAATAAGAAAAGAAAAAGAAGCAAAAAGAAAAGAATATATATTATAATATATAATAAAAGAATAATACTCGCTTCACAAGTTACGCTCGTATTATTCAGTATATATAATTATAATTAAAATATTTTTTCTGTAAAGCCTTCGGCGTTTACAGCTAAAAATATTTTATTTCAGTAATAGGTTAGAGAAAAAATTACACAAAACTCTTTACAGAAATCTTCTGGTGTGTTATTTTATATATAACGGAGGGATGGTAATGAAAACAGACAATCCTAATACAATAAAAACAAAAGGTAGTAAAAGAAAGATTGTTTATTCATTAGATTGGAATGCTCAGGCTTATGAAGACAGATTATCCTGCGTTACTTCTTTAGAACAAGAGGGTCGTCTTAATAATTTAAGTCCCTCACAACTTAATGAAGTGACAAATTATCTCCTATATTCATCAGATGTAGAATGTGATGTAGAATTAAAACAGCCTTCTAAAAGACCTGTTTCTTATGAAGATATGGTGGATAATGGAGTTGCTGATATGGCGTTCCATAATGCAAAATATAAAAGTATATATAGAACAATTAAACCAACAATAGATAGAGAAAAAGATAAAGATATACCTGGAATGCAAGATTTATGGGTAGAAATGGAAAAAATAAAAGAAGTATATGATTATCTTGACGACTGTTTAAAGGGTAGAAGAGAAAAAGATTTTACTAATCCATTAGAAATAAACTATGTAAATCATCACTTTTATAAAAATTGGTATATAGATTTGTGTTTACAACAATATACATTAAAAGATGCATATAGACCAGTGATGCAACCACAAATTCAGGATTATATATCTATAAGACCTGATAATGAATTTGACTTTGGAATAAGAGTTGGGGAATATATTATATGCGATTCAGATGATGATAAAATGATAGATTTTTCAAATCCAGTCCATATTTATGCAATGTTAAAAAGTTATAAAACTATAAAATTACAGCATGATGAAGGAATAACCGATGATTGGGTTGAATTATATGGTTTATTAGATAGAGCAATTGCAAGAACCCAGTTTACAGATTGTGTATGGGATATATTAGAGATGAAAATAAATGGAGAGAGAAATGATGTAATTGGAGCTTATGTAAGAGAAAAATATAAAGTTAATTATAATGATAATTATATAAGCACATTATTCACAAAATCTATTAGTAAAAAAATAGCTAAAGCAGCTTTAGTAAATGCAAGAAGAGATTTTCATATTACACAAAAACATAAATGTCCTAGATGTAAAGAAGAAAGATGGGATGATGAATTCTTTTCATTTGCTAAAAGTTGTGGATATTGTTTACATAGATTAAATGGAGTTGGACATAAAATAAAATTAAAGGGGTGATAGTTTATGGATTCAATAAAAAATTGTGGACTATGCTCTAAAGCCAAATTATTAGAAGAATTTGTTCCAACTGGTGAAAATTGTTTATTTCAAAAAGATGGTCTCAGCACTATATGTTATGATTGTTTAATAGAAAAAGTTGATTTTAATGATTTAGATGGCGTTAATAAGATGTGTCAATTTTTGGATATTCCATTTTTAACTGATGATTGGATAAAAATAGTTAAAAAGAACGATAATAAAAAATATATTTTACAAGAATATATTAAAACCTACAGGATTGGAGAATTTGCTAAATCCAATTGGAAGCAATATTCTCTTATGTGGGATAAGGCAATGGAAACTGATAGTGTATTATCAAAACTTCCAACATTATCTGCTGATTTATTCATATATCTTCGTAAAAAATGGGGTTCATATGATGATTTCGGAGTAGAAGATTATCTTAAGATGGAAAGTTACGAAAAGAATACTTTAAATTATTATAACTTTCGTGATGAAGCAAGAAGAGACATGATAAGAAAACTTGCTTTAGTATCGGTTCTTATTGATAAGAAATTAGCAGCTGGAGATACAAGAGAAGTTTCGACTTTAATTAGTTCTTATCAATCATTGATGAAAGAATCTGGAATTCAAAATGCAGTTCAAAACGACACAGAAACAATAGAATCATTAAGTGAGTTAATAGCATTCTTAGAAGAGCATGGTTGGTTAATGGATTATAAAGTAACAGAAAATAGAGATATTGTAGATGCAACCATAAGAAATTTCCAACAATACGTTCAAGCATTAGTTTCAGGCTCTGGAGAAGAAATCACACAAATGTATAATGCAAAATTAATAGAAGAAAATTCAGGAACAGATATTAACGAAGAAGATATAGAAAGTATGTTTGAAAGTCAGGAAGCAGAAGAAGAAATGTTTGAAGATGAAGCATTGAATGAAGAAGAACTTATTGAAATGTTCAAGGAGATAAGTAAAGAATATGACAAATAGTTTAGATGAGTTTATTAATGCCTACCATCATATGTATTCTGAAAGGAATGATATAAAAAGAATTGTCGTTACACCAGATTATGTAATGAATAATTGGGACAATATAACTTATGCTATGAGAATACTTTATCTTTATCCTGACTATTTTATTGACATAGTAAAAAGAAAAAATACATACTTACAACAAATATATTTTTATCAAAGAATATTCTTGCGTGTAATGGCAAGATTTCAAAAGGTAAGTGGAATATTCGTTCGTGCATATTCCAAATCATTCTTGAATTTTATTTCAATTAACATGAAAGCCATGTGGCAACCGATGAGCAAATTATTCCTATGCGCAGATACGAAGAAACAAGCAGCAATGATTACAAAAGAAAAAATGGCAGAAGTTTATTATCTTATACCATTCTTTGTAAATGAGTTAGACATAGCCGATTTTGATAAACAAAAACAACATTATTCTACTGGTGGAGACGACCAAGCTAAAATTAAATTTAGAAATAAATCTGCAATAGATATTGTTTCTACAACAGATGCTGCACGTGGTGGTCGTAGACATGGAGGAACAATTGAAGAGTTTTCATTAGCAAATCAAGATGAAATAGAAAATGTTGTAATTCCATTGATGAACGTTAATAGAAAGACATTAGCTGGTTTAGATAATCCAACAGAACCACATGCGTCGCAAATGATGATTGGATCAGCTGGTTATAAAAATACTTATGCTTATGATTTAAGTGTAGAAATGTTAGTTGATATGTGTTTTGAACCTGATAAAGTATTTGTATTTGGTGGAGACTATCGTATTCCTGTAATGCATGGGTTACTTGATAAAAAGAAGATATTAGATAAAATTAAGTCTACTGGCACATATAAACTTGAAACATTTTTAAGAGAATATATGTCCAGATGGGCTGGAGGTAGTGAAGAAAGTTATTTTTCTTATTCTTTAATAGATAAAAGAAGAAAAATATTAAGACCTGAATTTGAACCAGAACATAGAGATGATATTTTTTATACTCTAGGTGTCGACGTTGGACGTTTTAGTGATGAGACTGTATTGGAAATATTTAAAACTTATACTTCTGGAGAACGATTTGTAACAAATCTTGTTAATATAATAATAATGCCCGGAATAGGAAGACATTTTCAAGATCAATCAATCAAAATAAAACAATTAGATGCATTATTTAATTTTAGAGGAATTGCTGTCGATATAAACGGTCCAGGTGCTGGTATTGCAGACTTTTTAATTATTGAACAAGAAAAAGATGGAGAATTTTATCCAGCTTATGGTTTTAGTAACAAACCTAAATATAGAAAAACAGAAATGCCTGGGTGTATTAGAAAACTATATGGAGTGGAAGCTAGTTCTTCAGCTAACTCAGATTATTATAAGAATGCTCAATTGATGCTAAGTTTAGATAGAGTTCGACTACTTATAAATGAGCGACAAGCAAGAACGCATTTTACAAAGTTCAATTATTGGAATAAAATGAAAACAGAGAAGAAGGCTACTCAGTTAATTCCTTATATCGCTACAACAAAACTTCAAGACCAACTTGCTAATATGAAAGCAAATTTGGAAACTGCGACAAGTAATATAAATGTTCAAAAGATAAAAACTACTATTGGAAAAGACTTGGTTTCGTCTTTTATTTACGGGTTGTGGTTTATTAGTTTAGAAGAAGAAAAAGAACTAAAAAAGCGTGCCGGGAAAGGTACTCTTGGTCAATATTCTTTTTATAATTAGGAGGTGAAACAGAATATGGAGAGAAATGAAAAAGAAGCTATGATAAGTCGTTTCCAAAAATTAGCAAAAGCAATAAATAAATATGACCCTAATTATGATAGAGTTTTAGATATCGACCGTGTTAGAGGGTATAGTGCTAAAAACATTTCTTATGAAAAGCTTATGGAACTTTCTCCAGAAGATCCTTTATGGATTGTTTTATCAAGAATGTATTTTAATGAACCACAATATCAAAGAATTATAATGTATTATGCTACACTTTTTCTAGATTATTATTATGTTTCTCCAGTTGATATAGTTGGAAAAGTTAATAATAAAAAATTAGATAAAGAATATAATGATGTATTAAAGTTCTTAGATGACGAAATATGTGTAGAAGATTTTACTGTTAAGGCATTAACAGATATTCTTGTGGAAGGTTCAACATTTTATTACTACGATTTTATAAACATGGATGGTAAGGTATATTTTCAAATGTGTAAATTACCAAGAGACTATTGTAAGATAATTGGTAGTGCTAAGAATGGACAAATGCCTATATTTGAGTTAGACTTAAGTTTTATTGATGCTGTTATAGCATCTATAGTATCATTAAGTCCAAAAATTACTAGAGAAGATATTTTAAAACAATATCCTAAAGGAATTAGAGCTGCTTATAATAGATGGCAAAATGGAGGAGACAGAGAAATAATTATTACTCCTGTTCATGGTATCGCATTTACTACTTATAATGGATTACCACCTTTTGCAGGCATTATAAGACAAATAGTCAGAATGAAAAAATTTGAAGATGTAAGAGATAATTATATTGAAGATAGCTTACAAAAGATATTGTTCCAACATGTTCAGGTAGATTCAAACGGAGACCCAGAAATAGATTTAGCATTAGCTGCAGAATTCCATGCAAATCTCAAAAAGATAACAAAAGGAATGAATAGAGTTAATGCACTTACATCTTTAGCAGATGTCGATGTATTAGATTTATCTGATACAAGTCGTGATAGTGATTTAGACTTTATTGACAAGTTTGAAGATAAGATGTATAATGAAGCTGGTGTTCCTAAGGCTATCTTTGATGGAGATACTGCAGGATTGTTAGAATTCTCTGCTATGAAAGATGAATCATTTATGTGGAATTTGATGACTCCTATTGCAACATGGTTATCATTTATTTGTAATGCCGAAATTGGTGCTCGTGGAAAAAGAACATATAATTTTATAGTTTCATATTTGCCAATTTCCTATCGTAATAGGGAGAAAATGATGGACACCTATTTGAAGAATGCCCAATATGGGTACAGTAAAATAATTCCTCAAATAGCTGTTGGTGTTAAGCAAAGACACTTTGAGTCTCTTTTATACTTGGAAAATGATTTACTTAAGCTTGATAAACGACTTGTTCCCCTAATGAGTTCGCATACTCTAAGCGGTAAGGCAGGAACGACAGCTCAGCAAACAAGTAATGCTACTGGCGATACTGGTAATGCTGACAACAATGGTCGTCCTAAATCATCGACCGAAGAAAAAACCGATGGTACTCTTAATAAAGAGGATAGTCAATAAAGGAGGCAAGTGATATGAACTTAACAGAATATGCCGCCCTAAATGTCAAAATTACAGAGTTTTCTAAGGTTAATAATCAGTTTTCGTTAGGAAGAGCAAGAGTATTCTATGAAGGACCTAATATAAACAGAACAATTATTAACTCGGAAGTCGCTAAGGAATTGATTAAGACTATTCCTGGAACACCTATTGTTGGAAGATTCAATTCTGACAATGAAGATTTTGAAGGACATGGCGAAGGTCAAATTGCTTATGGCTTTGTTCCCTTAGACCCAAATCCACTAAAAGTTGAAGTTACTGAAGATTATTATGGTCTTCCAGTAAAAAGAACATACTATGAAGTGGATGCTGTAATATGGGATGAAAGATTTCCTGAAGCTAAAAAGATTCTGGGAGAAGAAAAATCTCTCTCTATGGAACTAAATCCTGAGACTTTAGATGGCGAGTTTGAGATTTATGATGATAAAACATATCTTAAAATCACTAATGCCGAATTTTACGGGATTACGGTTTTGGGAGATGGACACACTCCTTGCTTCAAGGATGCCAAGTTCTTACAAGCATACACAAGTATGTTAGGTGCATATGAAGCACTTACAAAAGAACAAGAATCGAATATAGGAGGTAAAAATATGCCAAACGCAGAAGAAAAAGTAGTTGAAGTTGAAGTTACTGAAACTGATTCTACTATAACTAATGAAGAGGCTCCTGTTGAAACTGAAGCTACTGACGTTGTAGAAACAGAAGAAGTTGAAGTTGTTGCAGAAGACGAAGCGGCTGAAGAAACTCCTACTGAAGATGGTGTTGAAGAAGGAACAGAAGAAGAAACTGAAGCCGAAGAAGCTACTGAAGATGAAACTGGAGAATTCGAAGAAACTGAAGAAGTATCTGAAGATGAAACAGAAGAATCAGAAGAAGAAGAGGCTGAAGAAAGCTCTGCTGAGTCTGATGAAGAACCAGAAGTAGAAGAAGAAACAGAAGCTGAATCTGCTGATAATGAAGAAACAGAAGCATTAAAGGCTGAAGTTGCTGAATTAAAAAGCAAATTAGAAGTTTATGAAACTGCTGCTAAAGAAGAATTAGTTTCTAAATTTTCTGCAAAAATAAATGATGCTGATTTTATGAATGATATTAAAGAAAAATTAGCAGATTATTCTGTAGAAGATTTAAAATCAGTTTTAGGAGCAAAACTTGCTGAACAAGTATTAGTTGAAGAAACAACAGATGAAGAAAAAACCAATGGTTTAATTTATTCATTTAATGGTGTTGCTAAAAAAGAAACTGAGAAAGGATGGCAAAATTTAGTTAGAGCCACAAAAGCTGCTAACAAGAAAAATTAATGGAGGTAATCAAACATGGCTAGAAAACAATATACTATTCCAGCACATGGTGTTGTTGAGCACAACTTTTTAGCTGCTTCAGCTACAAGACAAATTGAAGCTCAAACAAAAGTTGCTGATGGAATTGAAACTCTAGAAAATGGTATGATTCTATTCATTGACCGTAAAAATATGGAAGTAGTTAAAACTGCTGATGTTTCAGCACCTTACTTAATGCATTCAACTGTAAGATATTACAGAGCAGGAGAAAGAGGAGTTAATCATTTCGTATTTAACGTAAACAATGAAGAAGAATTACCAAGATTATGGAAATTAAGCGAAGGCGATAAATTCCACACAAATCTTGTATCATATGACACTTCTGAATTCGCTGATGATGAAGCTCTTGAAAAAGCTTTAGCTAATGGAGCTACTCAATACGGATATCCAGATGGAGAAGGTATGATTAAAGTAACAAAAACTAAAAATGATAACGCAAAATCTGAATTCATCGTTACATTAAGCACAATGCAAGATGACACTAAAGGATTTTTCGTTCAAGTAAATAGAGCGTAAGGGAGGTAGAAAAGTATGGATAACATTAAAGATATTATCGACTTAGCTGTTGCTACAGTTACAAAAGAAAATATCCCTTCTGAATTTACTGCTGCTGACCTTGAAGACTCATTACGTGAACAATTAAGTGCTTTCCAAGATTATAAATATCTTAGAAAACATGCTGCTGACTTATATGAGATAATTGAAGAAGTAGCAAATGTAGTAATTCCTCGTAAAGTTTTAGAACAATTCGGTGGATTTGCTGACATCAGAAGAAAAGGATATGGAGAAAAAATTAGCTTTACTGTAAGAACTGGTAAATATAGAGGTAAAAAATTCGTTACTAAAGCTGGAGATCAAGGTATTTATAAAACATTTACTTTAGATAACAGAGAATTAGTAATGCAACCAAGAGTATATGCTGGTGCTACTCGTTTAGAAATTGAAGACTTCTTACTTGGAAGAATTTCAATGGCTGAATTATTAGATGTATTAACAGAAGCTTTAGGAGAAAAATTATATTTAGAAATTGAAAAAGCTTTAGTTGCTTCATTCAATGCTCCTGAAAGACCTGCTGCTAATAAATACAGCGGTAATGGTTTAATTATCGAAGAATTCGACAAATTAATCAACACTGTAAGAGCTTATGGAGATAGCGTAAATATTTATTGTACATTTGCTTTTGCTAGTAGACTATACAATGCACCAGGATGGGCTAGCTTAGTAAATCCTAAGATTTCTTCAAGAGACCTTGAAGATATTAGAAATCAAGGATATGTTGGAATGTATAAAGGATGTAATGTTATAATCCTTAACCAATCATTCACTGATGATACAAATACTGAAACTTTAATAGATGATTCTTATGCATATATTATGCCAGTAGGAGCTGAAAAACCAGTTAAAATCGCATTCGAAGGACCTACTTTCGTTCGTAACTTTACTGATGCAGTTCTTTCTGAAGAAATCAGCCTTGAACAAATGTTCGATGTTGCAGTATTAAGCCACAACTATTGGGCAATTTATCGTGATGAAAGCTTAGCTCCAGAATCTATATAATTTAAAGCTAATAATATAAGAACTCGAAAGAGTTCTTTTTCTATTGACAAATTATTTATTTTATGGTAAAGTGTTATTAAACAGAAAACTGGCTACTATAAAATAGGCAGATAACTGTAAAAATGAGATGACGGAGGTAGAAAAATGAAAGAATTTATCGAAATTAGATTAGTCAATACTGGAGATTCTGGAGTTGGTCTAAGAGATACTCAAGGAAGAATTTATAACGTTCCCTTAAAAGGACAATTAAGAGTTAGCTTAGATAACTTTATAAGTATTTTAGATGATCCAACAAGTAAAAGAATGATTTGTAAAGGATTGGTTGAAGTAGATGGAGTAACTGAAGAAATGCTTTATGGAAGTATTTTAACAGATGAAGAAAGAGATTATATTTTAGGTTCTAGAATTGCACCAGTCGAAGAATCTTCTGGAATTCATCAAATAAAGATTGAAGAAGAAGAAAAAGAAGTGCCAATTATTAAGGCAATAACTTTCTACAATTGGATTAAAAATGAAAAAGAAGATAAAATTAGAGAAGCATTAAAAAATCCAGTTAATTATGATACATTAAAAGATATCATTGCTAAAAATGATAGATATAATACTGATTTAGTTAAAAAAATATTATCTGAATAATTTTAAGAGAGGGGTGAATTATGGAACCAGTAGTTAGTTTTGATATCCCTGAGAAAATTACGATAGGAATACCTCAAGAGTTTACAATAACAATAAAGGCTAATGATGCTCTTGGTGAACAAGTATTTAATAAAAGTGGATTTTCAAATGTGGATGCTATTGAAAAATTAGAATATTGTGTAATGAAAACTTATGAAGGTAGATTTGAAGAAGAGTGGTTTGAAATGCCTTTAGATACTGGTTTTGGTCCAGATGGCGTTTTCAATTTAGAAGATATGGAAGCTAAGTTTAGAGTTACTTATAAAGAATTAGGTGATTCTACAATATATTATGAAATATATACAGCCTCATATGAAACTGAACCAGAACTTATTATAAGTAAAACATCAGACATAAAAGTTGTTGAATTAGGAACGGATTATATGGAGATATATGAACAATTTTTAAGTGCAGTGACTGATGATAGATTTGCAGAAATGTCACAAGAAGAACTCATGGTTGATTTATTGCCTTTATTAAAAAGAGCTATTTATTATTTATGTAGAATAGCAAAAGAAACAGAGTATAGAGCTTTACCAGGATATAATTTACATGATAGAGATGATGTAGAATATCGTTTTGGTGAAAAGCTTGGAGACCATGAAATAGAATGTTTAGCATGGGCAATGGTAGTTTCTTGGTTAGAACAACAAATAAATTCTTCAAGACTAATTGAACAACAATATTATGATGCAGGTATTAAAACTTATTCTCCAAATGAAACTATGAGAAATCTTATTACTTTACACGATGATTATTATAAGAAATTAAGAAATAGACTAACAGAGTATGGTTATAAGACTATCGACATAAGTTGTTTTGGGGGAAATGAGTAAAATGCAAGATAAATATATAAGAGAACATATCATTTCTATGGTTTATAAAATGTTATGTTGGAGAGAAGAAAATAAAGATTGGGAGAGACTATATGATGAACTAATGATGGAACTAACTATGAATAACGGTTTATTAGATAGTCTTACTGCTAGTACGATTGCTTTCAAAGTAGCTCCTCTAAAATATTTAGATGGAGAATGGTATAAACGCAGAGTATTTGACGTTATAAATTATTTAAACGGAATCGCAAAACCACAATAAGAAAGGAGGTGTCAGAATGGGCGCATTGGAAAATTATCAAAGACGTGTATCTGGCACTATTGGTTCAAGCGTCAAGGAATATGTTAAGGGACAAGTAAGAACTAACCTTGATAGATTCCTTGAAAATTCCCAATACGGAATGGATGTTATTATCGACGGTAAAGAAGAACGTATTGGTATTATGACAGGAGCTATGTCTGACACAAGAGATGAAGTTCTTGTTCTTTCTAAACCAGATACTCTTAAAATGGGAACGTTGTTTGAATGGGAAAATGAGTTTTGGGTTGTTGTAAAACGCGAAGCTCGTGTAATTAAGGAATCCTTTTATGGTACGGCATATCGTTGTAATGTTGACTTGAAATGGGTTAATAAAGATGGTGTGTTGGTAAGTCAAAAGGCTTACGCAAAAGGACGTGGTTTATCTTCAATTTTAGTTGAAAATAAATATACAGATCCTCCTGTTATATCAAGAGAGGTTGATACTCCAATTACAGTTATTACTCAACGTAATTTAGAATTAGAACAAGATATGCGTTTCTTATTTGACAAACAACCTTATCGTGTTACATTTGTTGATAATCTATCAATCGATGGAACTACAATTTTAGGTATGTATGATGATATTATCCACGATGGTGATGATTTAGAAAACAATATCGCAGATTATAATAATCATTATACAATCGAGTTAGATTTTGATACTCCTATAATTGGAAAGGTTGGAGAACCATTTGAAGTTACTTATACTTTATTAAATGATGGTGTAGAAGATGATACCAAAGAAATTGTCATCTCAGCTCCAGAAGAAAAGGCCGATATTGAAGGAAATAAGATTACTCCACTTGTTGAAGAATCTATTCCTGTTGTTGTAAGTCTAGCACAAAACGAATTAATTTATGCTGGGTTTACAATTGAAGCAGGAGAAGAATGGACAAGTGAAGAAAACTTATTCGTTGTTGGACCTGATAAAATTGCTTGGAATAAGAGTGCTAAATATTACTTAAATACTCACGCAGATGTTCAATTTGTTATTGATGATAAAGCTGCTCCAAAAGTAAAATATAAAACTACAGAAACAGCTAATGAAATTACTATTAGTGTTGGTGAGAAATATTCAGGAAAATTAGTATTGTTGGCTATAAATGATATGAATATTATTACCAAGGATATAGAAATAGTTTCGGTGGAGGGATAGTATGACAGCATTTTCAACAAAAAACCAAGAAGCAAGTTTATTCTTGTCGTTGAATAATGACATTA